TGATCAAAACATCGCTCCGAATGAGGCCGGATCGAATTATCGTCGGAGAAGTCCGGGATGCTTCTGCGATTGACATGCTTCAAGCGCTAAATACAGGGCATGATTTATTAGAACCATATCTATTATGCCAAAAAAATGAGCTCAATATCGCGGTCAGCATAGAATCTCACTTCCTGTAGCACGGACCTCCAAAAGCGTATTTTTTCTTGAAAATTAAAAGTTGTATATATATTTTCAAAGTCACTATTCAGCAATTCCTTTATGTTACTTAAATCTTTTTTAGGTGCTTCATGAGATGGTAAGGCGTTTAAAGAGTCTATGAGTTTTGCTCGATCAAGCTTAAACTCATCCATTGTTATTAATTCGTTCAGATATAGATCCTTTAATCTTTCTAATTTATCCTCAATTGATTTTCTTTTGGCATTATTGCTTGTGGCGGGAGAGGATACCAATTCATATTCGGCCACATATGCGCATAAATCCACGCGAAAGTGAGAAATCAAGTATTTTTCTAGGGTGGTTTCAAATAGAATTTTTTTGTTTCCGCATAACTTTAGATCAAAATGTCTTTTGCATCGATACCCGCTGCGTTTGTATTTCTTCCTGGTACCATCAGTTCTGGGATGTCCGATTCCGTGGACCTGATGAGCTGCCATTGCGGATCCGCAATCACCGCATCGCACCATACCGGCAAAAAGATAATCATTGACTTTATTGGCCTTGATATTATGGGATAGCAGAACCTGTACTAAATCAAACGTATCTCGATCAATGATAGGTTGACAGTAGTTTAAGTTTCCTCTGAACTCACCTATATATTTTCTGTTTTTCAAAATGCTTCTGCGATATGTTGAAGCTGTCCTATCGATTCCATAGGTTTCACGCATGTATTTCATGACATCGATTAAGTTCGATGTTTTTTTATAGTGGTCAAAAATTTCTACGATATATTTAGAATTATCATCTGGCACAAGCTTCTTGTTTTCTATTCGATAACCAAACGGTGCTGTTCCAGAGATTACTTCACCGAATTTAACTTTACTTTCAAAAACCGCTAATATGCGTTCGGAATCATTCTGTGCCTCTAATTCTGCCCATGTCATCGACTGTGCCACAAACGCTCTTCCATGAGCCGTGGTAGTGTCGAAAAACGGCTGAGCAACAGCAGTCCAAGTTACCCCGTGTTCCTCAAGGAGAGCCTGGGTATTCAGATAATGGCGTAGAGATCGAAACCAACGATCAAGTTTAGTAAAAAGTATTATATCTATTCTACCTGCTCTCACATCTTCCATGAGACGCGTAAACTCGTCTCTTGCAAGCTTCTGGCCGGATATGCCATCATCGACATATTTGTCATATATAATCATATCGCTGTGTTTATTAGCATGGTCCTGTAAAGTCTCCATCTGTTCCCTAAGGCTATCCCCTGTCTTTGCCTGTCTTTCCGAGCTGACACGCAAGTAAAGTGCAACCCGCTTAAGAGTTTTTTCTTGTTTTTTCTTCAATATACCACCTCTTTATCTGCTTATTATTTTCATAACCCCGAGAACAGGTTCGAAATACACTATGTAATTATCTACAGTAGTACAAACACCATATCTTCCTCGGTAATAATCTATTGCCTCTACGAGAAAATGCTCGGTCACTCCAAGGTAATTTGCAATCATATAAGCGCTTGAACAGCCGGATTCATATGCATCAATTAGTCCGACCAGACCGACTTGAATATCATATGCTATCATCCTGGCTTTGCTCTCCTGTTTTCGGCTGACAACGTTCCGCTGGTCTAAAATATTACCAGAACTGGTGAGGTGATGCCCTATTTCCTCTGCCAATACACAGCTCTTCTCTGTGTCGGTAAGTGATTTTTCTATTGCTATGCATCCGTCAATATACAATCCCTTCAGCCCCTCTACGCTGCGTAAATCTGTCTCAACAACGAAAACATCTTCGTATATTTTTTGTAATTCTTCATATGTCAATTAATCGCCCTCTTATAATATAGTAAGACAATATTACCCCATAGACAGGACATATACTGTCTATTTTTTGTTTTTTCTAGCTGCTAGTAATAATTGTTTATAGTCTTCTATCTTTCTTAGCTCTTCTTCAGTCCAATTCGTATTGCCTTCCCTATGCGCAGCTATTGTTCCGTAAGGCTGGATCGATTCAGCCACATAACTGTCATAAAGGTTCTTTCTTACCTGGTAATAAGTTTCACCTTCATCAATCCCTTCGGAAGACCCATATTGTTTCACAAGCGCTTCATATGTAATCGGATTTATTGTTTTCTTAAATTGTTCTTGATGAAGAAGCATTGAAACATAAGTATCGAAATCAACATGATTCAAATCATAGTTATTGGAAATAACACTTCTTGAGAACAAAGCCTTGAATATGTCGATATGGGCATTGATCTCCCCATTTAAATCTAATTCTCCTTTGAGTAGATCTGTTCTTGCAATTGCCTTCGCATTCTCTGAGACTGACCGAGGCCAACAAAAACCGAAAACACGAACTGCGGCTCTCCACTTTGCGTGCTCAATAGCATGATAGTCAGGGCTATTACCTAATTCATGAAAGCTACTTCCACATTCTAGGCAGTAACTGAATTCGTTCTCAGAAAAAACATTTTTGTCAACTTTAAAAAAATTAGCGATTTTATTAATTTTTTCTTCTTTTGGACTGCTTTTGCCTTTCTTCCAGTCACTAAAAGTGGACTGAGGTATCCTGGTTGACTTTGATACTTCTGAGGCTTTCTTATCATATTCTATTAGTAATTTTTCAAAAATGTGATACATACAATTCCTTTCCAGCAAAATAAATTAGGAAATCCTAATTTTGAGATTGACAAATTAGGATATCAGAATTATACTGTTATTAGGAATTAGGAAATCCTAAATCAGTAAAAACAGACACCTAGTTTTTTGCTATTATAATAAGTTTCTCGACAATTCGTATTATATAGGATTTCCTAACTAATATCAAGTATTTAATTAGGAAAGGAGAATTTTATGTACGCAATGTTCGACAAAATCTTACAGGAAAAAGGGATAACAGCCTATGCTGTATCGAAAGGCACTGGGATACCCGGATCTACGTTCAGTGACTGGAAGAGTGGGAAAAGCTCTCCAAAGGTGGATAAGCTGCAAAAGATAGCAAAGTATCTAGGCGTAAAACTTGAAGATCTGGTTGAGGAGGCAGAATAGTATGGTGGAGGATAAATCAAAACCTAATCCGACTAAGGTATTTCAAGTTATTGCAGATATTATTTCTGACCGAGAAGGCATCAAAGTAACTGTAAAAGGTATTAGGCTTAAGAGCGAGCAACAAACCGCTTAGGCGGTAGAAAGGAGGGACAGGCTATGAAAGAAATTGATCGTCAGATTAAGGCTTTAGAATTTGCGCTTGATTATGTCCCTGGTGGCGATGACAACCATAGTCACAGTGTTTTGCAGGACATGCTTCATGACTTAAGGCAACAGCGGTTAATGGAGGGACAAGCTATTGAAGCATAAGATAATTTCCCTTCTTAAATTCATTCTTGGTTTCACTGCCATTCTGGCATTGTTCGGAACCATGGGATCACTCGAGTGTTCAACTATCACGGTTGGACAAGCACTCATTCAAGCAGGAGCCATAGGAGCAGGGATAGTAATTGGAATTATAGTTGTGTTAATCAAAGAGTGGAGGGAGGAGGGATAGGATGGTTAAGACGCATCCAGATTCGAGATTTGTATTGAAGTCACTGAATCAAATTCGTGATAGTGTTGAAGTGGTCTTACAGATCCAAAAAACTGACAGCCAGTTCACGGGTACGAAAGAGGAAGTTTTTCTCTGTGAAGTGGTTTCTTCTGGTAAATATAATCCATCGGATACAGTGATTAAATTATCGGAAGAGATTGTCAAGGTTAATGCTGAGAACAGACGGCTTAGGAAGAAGATTGAGCAATATGAAAGGCGGGGATGCTGATGGCAAGGTATAAGAAGTGTATTACCTGCCGCCGGCTCTGGAATATCAGCCTGCATCAGGAGATACCAAGTAGCGGATATGTATGTCCGCATTGTATCAGCGTAAGAAAAAAGCTCACCCGGTCTGGCAGGACCAAGATGAGCGCATAACAAATTAATCTAAGGTGAGTATATCACCAGAATCGGAGGATTGCAAGTATGGCAAAGGGAATTGTAAGAAAGATTGATGAATTAGGGAGGGTAACTCTTCCTATAGAAGTAAGACGCAGGTTTGAATTAAGTACTGGCGACAGAGCTGGGCTTGTATTAGATGGGCAAGTTATTCGGATCAGTAAGAAGGTATCCGGCATGAGCAGACCAATTGATGAGCTTGGCAGACTAACATTGCCGAAGGAGTTTCGCAGATCATTGGGACTTGTTGAGTATCAAGAAGTTGAAATATATATAGATAATGGAGATATCTGTGTTTCAAAGATTGGCTGTGAATGGTGCAGTAGTACCGAGGAGCTGATGGATATCAACGGGCATTGTCTCTGTCGGAAATGTGCTTACACGGTTGTGGATGCAGTGATGGAGGGATAACTTATGAAATCAGGAGTAACCAAGCAGGAGTTAATTAATTCACTGGAGGCAACGCTTAAGCTCACCCGAGAGCCTATCGAAAGTTTGGAGTTGGTTGGCGATGATAAAGTTATCATCCATTTCAAGGGCGGTGCAACAGTGCCGGTAAATATCCACATGGATAGTGGACTAGCAATCATCCGCGATGTATCCAGAGCAATAGATTATTGATGGAGGTATGAAGATGAGTCATGACTATTGGCATTGTCCGGTATGCAATGGAAATTTTGATCACGGTGAGCCGTGTGATTGTGAAGAAGGTCTTCCGTTTGTAACAGTACCGAATGATTGCGGTGCCCATAAAGAATTTAAGGAGGAATTATCAGTGAATATTATCAAAGTTAAATTTCTAAAAGATGGACAACCATCTGGTAGAGCATATACATACTTTTCAGAGAATCCGTTGTCGGTTGACGATAAGGTGCAGATCAATTCTGCATCAATAGGAGTTGTTACCGAAATTGATGTTCCGGAGGAAGAAATCAAGGATTACAGAGATAAATGTAAATTCATCCATGGCAAGTATGAGGAGCCGGTTGATGCAGAGGAGGAAAAAACGGTATGAATGAATTACAGATAATTGTGAGTCAGAAACAAGGAGTTATATCCACTAATTTCGAGGATATCAAGACTGAGTTGTCAGCTCAGATGCAAATCTATAAGGAATTGGAAGTTTCGGAGGCGAATAAGCAGGAGCGAAAGAAAGATATTGCTACGCTTCGCAAAATGGCTAAGGCTGTCAATGACAAAAAGGTTGAGGTCAAAAATGAGTTTCTGAGGCCGTACATGGCATTCGAGGAGAATGTAAAGCAGCTGATCGAGATCATCAATGAACCGATTGGGATAATCGACAACCAGGTTAAAGAATTCGAGGAGAAGCAGCGCATTCAGAAGCAAGAGGACATCAAGAATGCATTTAATTCCATCATTGCGGGCTATCCTTCCCTAATCGATGAAATCGGTCTTGTGGTCGTATATGACAACCGGTGGGAAAATGCAACGGCAACCATGAAATCTGTTAAGGATGAAATGACCGCTAAATTGAACACTATCCGTGATAATGTCGCTCTGATCAGTTCCATGGTATCAGATAAGACGGAAGAGGCTCTGAGGCTGTTTTGGGGTGATCTGGACGTTGCCAAGGCCATGCAGATGATTAACCGATACGAGGCTCAGAAACGCGAGATACAAGCACGTATCGAGGAGCAGCAACGCAAAGATAAGGAGGCCGAGGAAGAACGTCAGCGGTTGGCTAGAGAGCGTGAACTCGAACGAGAAAAACAGAAAGTACGTGATGAAGAATTAGCTCGAATCCGGAAAGAGGAGCAGATCAGAGAAGATGAGCGCCGTAAAGCAGCAGAATCCGAGGAAAAGATCCGCGAGGAAGAACGTCAGAAGGCTGCCGCTGAAGAGGAACGCATTCGGGAAGAGGAACGCTTGGCTACTGAAAAGCGATTAATGGAAGTTAAGGCTCCTGCTCCGGTGGAAGATTTAGAAGCTCCATTTATTGTTTCGGATGAGGTTACTGCAGTATTTACCGTCACCGGTACCATCGAAGAGTTGCAACAAGTGGAAATGTATCTGAATAGTATTGGATTGCTATTTGAAAGGAAGGATGCTTAATGGCTGAAAACGGAAAGATTTACGAAGCAATTAGTAATGTCATGGCTGAGATTGGAGCCATAGGTAAGGAAAAGAAAAACCTGCAGCAAGGCTTCATGTATCGAGGGATTGACGATGTTATGAATGCTCTGCAACCAGCACTGGTTAAACATAAGGTGTTTATTGCTCCAGAGGTTACAAGCGAGCAGAGAGAAGAACGAACCACTCAGAAGGGCGGGGCAATGTTCTCTGTACGATTGGAAATTGCATACAAGTTCTACACAGTAGATGGAAGTTTCATTGAGACTAAAGTAATCGGAGAAGCCATGGATAGCGGTGATAAAGCCACTAATAAGGCTATGTCAATTGGATATAAATACGCGTGCTTCCAGGTGTTTTGTATCCCGACCGAGGAAATGATTGATCCGGATGCTGAGGTCCATGAACCGGCACCTAAGAACAAGGCTACTAAGGCTGAGAAACAACCGGATAAACCAAAGGAACAAGCTCCGAGTCAGCCACTTAAAACTGATCAACCGCCGGTACCGACTCCTGAGCAGATGGCTGAAGTTGCTCAGCATAAGATTGGCGAAGCTAAACTGTCTGTCATTAAAAAGGAGTTAGAGCGCACCGGAGTGGCTGAAAAATCAATCTGCACTAGATATAAGATTGATAAGTTGGAAGACTGCACTGAAGAGCTGTTCCCTAAAGTAATGAGTGCTTTGAAAGGCACTAAATCGAAAGGAGAAAAGTAATGAATAGTGTTAATTTAGTCGGAAGACTTACAAGAGATCCCGAGGTCAGATATACAGAGGGTGGAACATCGATTGCTAGGCTTACCATAGCATGTGATCGAAGATTTAAGAAAGCAGGGGATTCTCAAACAGCCGATTTCATTAGCTGTATCGCCTTCGGTAAGACAGCAGAGTTCATTGAGAAGTATTTTAAACAGGGGATGAAGATTGGTGCTGATGGAAAAATTCAGACCGGTTCATATACCAATAAGGATGGTCAGAAGGTTTATACCACGGATGTTGTTGTGGAAAATGTGGAATTCGTAGAGAGCAAATCATCCGGTGGTGGACAAGCTCAAGAGTCAGAAGGCGGTTGGACTCCTTCAGATGGCTTCATGAATATTCCGGACGGAATTGACGAAGAGCTCCCCTTCAATTAAGCGAGGTGCATATGGGCCTTACGATACAGATTGACTCAAGGGAGAAAGCCAGGGCTATAGCCAAAATCATAACCGAGTTTGACAAGCAAGGAGTTAAGCATTACATAAGTAAACTGTGGGCCGGGGACTATATGTCCCTGGATAACCCCAGGCTTATCATTGATCGTAAACAAAATTTAACGGAGATTTGTTCCAATGTTACAAATAATCACAATCGCTTCCGGAATGAGCTTATCAGAGCTAGAGATAACGGCATTAAACTAATTATCCTTATCGAACACAGCAACCAGATCAAATCAATCGAAGATGTAGAAAAATGGAGTAATCCGAGGAAAAAAGAAGTAAGGACTTGGGTTGATGATAAGTGTGTAATCGGTGAAGACGGGGATGAATACTGGATCCCTGCTCATTATGAAGTTAAGAAGAATAAGGCAATATCCGGAGAAACCCTTTCGAATATAATGCGTACCCAGGAGCGGAAATACGGATGTGAATTCATGTTCTGCGATAAGCTCCATACTGGGAAGAAGATTGTTGAATTGTTAGGTGGTGAGAGACATTGACAATTGAAGAAATTGAAGAAAGAAAGCAGTATTTACTTGCCACTGTCACAGTGAAAGATGTTCTCTCTAGGCTTGGTATTCCGGTCAAATGGATGCGGTGCCGTGGATGGTGTCATGATGGGAAAGACTTTAACATGAAAGTATTCAGGGATGGTTGTCACTGTTTCGTATGCGGTAGAAGTTTTGATATTTTCGACATTACGATGCATTTCAACAACTGCGATTTCTGGACAGCTTTCGAGCTTCTGGGCGGTACCGAGAAACCAAGTTTTACTGCTCAGCGCAAGGCTAAATCGGCTATGAAAGAACGTCAGGATAGAATTATCAAGGAGCGTAAGGTAAAGGCAGAATTGAAGCGAATACGTGCATACATTACCGCCTATCGAGAGTTGCTTAATAAGTCCGAGCCGTTATCGGATGAATGGTGTGAGTACTACAATAAACTGCAATACGAGATTTATCTGCTTGAATATATGACAGATGAAGAAAAGAGGTGATAACCCTGCAAGAAATAGCTAGTTTAACAGCTGATACCATTCTAGGCGATGATGTACTTTGTGAGGTAATGGAGCAACAAGACGAAATCTTTAAGGCTAGATTACTATTAACCCTCGAAGAGAGAGCGGATAAGCTTGGTGTAAAAACTAAGTTCACTAAACTGGTGGCTGCGTATAAAAAAGAAAAACAGAAATTTGATAAAGGGCAGCAATCACCAGGAAGTTTAGAACGGACCACTGAGTTTGATTCCGATTACGGAGAAATGCGATGTGGAAACTGGATCGCAAACGACAATGGTATCAGGACCTTTGGTCCCTTCGGTGGTGAAATCCTTGCTTGTTATCATCCGATCATACCCGTTCAAAGACTGATTAACGCGGAAACACATAGAGAAAAGATTAAGCTGGCGTATAAAAAGGGTAACCACTGGAAAGATATTATAATCGACAAAGGAATGATAGCTTCTGCAAATAGAATAGTCGGGCTAGCCGATTTCGGAATATCAGTCACCTCGGAAAATGCTAGAAACTTGGTCCGTTATCTGTCCGATATCGAGAATTACAATATGGAAAGGATTGAGGTGCAAGTGTCAACAGGGAAACTCGGTTGGATTGAGAAAGAATTCATGCCGTATGGGAAAGGAATAATTTTCGATAATGAAACCAGATTTAAAGATACATATGAGAGTATCCATGAGCAGGGATCCTTCGATACATGGATGGATGCTGCTAAAAAAATAAGAAAGTCAGACCGATTTGAACCAAAGATCTACATAGCCGGAGCTCTGGCAAGCGTTCTGGTTGAACCATTAAATGCATTACCGTTCGTATTGAACCTCTGGGGTGATGCAGGTAAAGGTAAGACAGTTGCAATTATGTTAGCTGCTTCGATATGGGCTAATCCATGGGGGAATGATTACATAACGGATCCAAAATCGACCGTGACTGCCTTGGAGCTCAGGTTGGACTTTTTGAACAACCTTCCAATGCTGATTGATGATATGGCTCAGCTGAAAGATAAGTATTCAGGAGATTTCTCTGAGTTGGTATACATGCTCTGTTCCGGCAAAGGTAAGGACCGTGCAAATGTCACCCTAGGACTGAATAAACCTACCACTTGGAGGAATGTCATCTTAACCAATGGAGAGCACTCTTTGGTCACTGAGACGATGCAGGGCGGTGCCATTAATAGAATTATTGACGTCAGGATGGAAGAAGGATATATTTTCGAAAATGGTAACCAGGTCGTTGAAATTATCAAGAACAATTATGGCTTTGCCGGGAGAATGTTTATTGATGTTATCGAGCAAATCGGAATTGATCAAATCAAAGCGATGCAACAAGACTTTCTCGGAAGAATTGCCGATCGTGCAAAGCTACTAGATGTCGAGAAAGAAGAAAAGCAAGCACTTCCAATGAGTATATTGCTGACTGCTGACAAGATAGCCACTGACTATATATTTGAGGATGGTGTTTACCTGGACTTCAATGCATGTGTTGATCTGCTTAAGAATAAAGGCGACGTATCCGAAAATGAACGTGCTTATGAATTCATACTTTCTGAAGTTGCAATCAATATGAATAAATTTAAACCGGACATGATGGGCGAATATCGCAATGAAGTTTGGGGAGTTATCGAAGGTGGGTACCTAATTATCATCAATAATGCTTTTAACAAGATATGTGAGAGAGGCAACTTTTCCAGTAAATCCTTTTTGGCATGGGCTGGAAAACAAGACCTTTTAGACACTCAATCGGGTAAAAATACAAAGACTAAGCGGTTAAATGGAACGGTCAGCCGTTGTATTTATCTTAAGCTTCCTTCCGAAGGTGACACTAATCTAAATAAGCAGATTGAGATTCCGGAGGAATTCATAAAGGTACCAGAAGACCTGCAGGGTGAGTTACCTTTCAATTAAAGAGAGGATGAAATATTTATGCAAGAGGTATGGAAAAACATAGAAGGTTATGAAGGAATATATCTGATTAGTAATCTTGGAAGATGTAGAAATATCAAGAATGGTAATCTAATGAAAGTTAATAATAGCTTTAAATACCCGAGGTACGTGTTGTCGAAAAACGGTAAAAACGAAAAGCTATATATCCACAGATTAGTTGCTAAGGCTTTTATTCCAAATCCAATGAATTATATTACTGTAAATCACATCGATGAGAATCATGATAATTACAGTGAGTGTAATTTAGAATGGTTATCATCCATAGATAACTCAAGGGCTTATTGCGATAACCATAATTACAACATGGGAGTTGCGCAGTATGACAGCAATGAAACATTAATAAAAGTATACATATCTGCAAGACAAGCAGGGAGGGCAATCAATAAATCATATACCGGAATAATAAATTGTTGTTCCGGACGAAGAAAAACAGCTTACGGCTTCATATGGAAATATTGCTAATGTAACACCTGGTGTAACACCTACTGCGATACGCTACAAGCATTGATTTTACTGGATTTCAAGACTGTATCGGCGATGTAACACCTAGAAAGAAACATAGGACCTTATAAATAAAGTGTTTTTTGAAATTTCAATAAAATCTCGCACGTAAGAGTGGCAATAAAATGGTGTTACGGTGTTACACACCTATCAAGCTCAGTAAAACCAAGGCTTGTAGCGTAACACCATAGGTGTTACAAATGCGGAAAATGGTGTTACAAACAGTGAAACGAGGTGTTACAAATGGCAGATACAAGTAAAAAGATCCCAACACCAATCGAAGTTAGACAGATTTTTAATGACACTTACAATGTGTTTTATAAAAAATGGATCAATTCAAGTACAGTTTATGATCCGGCAGTCATGATGCAGGAGGCTAGGGAGCTTGATCGGAAGTATGGTGGGCAGAAGCTTGTAAGCATCGCAGAGTTAATTGTCTGTATCGAGGATGTTAGAAGGAGGGAGCTTAAATGAATAACACATTGGGAGATTTGAATAATCATTTATTTGCACAGCTTGAGCGATTA